CCGGCTTTGAGCACGTCGATCAGGTTCCAGTAACTCGAGCCGAGAATGGCCATGAAGCTATCTCCTTACTTCGCTTCTTGGGGGTAGAGACGTTCCCAGACGGGGCGCTGGTTGGCGCTGCCGGCATGGGCACGGGCAAAGCCGCTGTCCTCGCTGAGCAATTGGCCCAGGCGGCGGAACGCGCGGATCATGTCGGGGTGGTTGCCAAAGCCGCTGTCGGCCAGCGCCTGGCGGAACGGATGCCCTTCGGAAAAGCCCAAGGCATCGAGGCCGCGCGCGGCCAGGTGCTCGCTTTCTGCCCGGCGGGCGCCGCCGATTTCGGGATCGGCGGCAAACTCCTCCGCCCAAGCGCGTTTTTGCGCAGCGGCGGCATCGGCAAAGTGGTTCAGCAGGCTTTCCTGCGTGCGCTGCATCACGCCCTGCGCCAGGGGCAACAGCTTGCCGGCCTGGTCGTTGGACAGGCCCAGCTCGCGCAGAACCGGATCGGCACTTTGCAGCAAGTGGGTGTCCAGCGTCATGCCTTCGAGCGCGAGTTCATAGCGTTCGGGCGCACCGATCGCCGGGGCTGCCGTGGGCTCAGCGGCGGCCGGCGGGGGAATCGAACCGGCGCTGGCTGGCTCTGCCGCCTGCGTCGGCGGCGCCATCGTCTGGGCCGGAGTCGATATCGGGAAGTTCGTCGTATCGGGTGCGGGAATGGGGTCGCTCAAGGCGGTTTTCCTTTGCACTGAGGGCAGCGTCGAGCACGGCCTGCATCGTCGTCAGGCCCAGCGGGTCATCGTTGCGAATGGCCTGTTCCTGGCCGCGATGGGCGAGCGCGATGAGGTCGAAACCCAGGCTGCGCCGCCCTTCGAGGAAAGCGAGCAGGGCGCCATCGGCCCCGCTGGCCATTGCTTGTTGCCCGAGCAGGCCCGCGGCTTGAATCGCTGCGTGAAGGAAGCGGCGGAACTCGGGGCGGGCGATCAGGAAGGCGGCGTCGTCGCTCGCCAGGTTCACGGCTGGATCAGCCGCTTGAGCAGGTTTTCACCGCCCACATCGGCGCGTGACAGCAGCTCTGCGGCGGCGGCTGCGTCCTTCATGGCCGGCACCATCTGGCTGATCTGCGCTGCCGCCTGCGCGGCATGGGCCGCCTGCCCGCGCTGGGCGCGTAACGCCGTCACCTCACTGGCGGGTCGCATGATCCGCGCGGGGGTGCCGGCGCGCCAGGCATATTCCTCCACCGCTTCGTCGAAATCGATCTTGTCGAGCACTTCGGGATGCGCAGCGGCCAGGTTGCCGACAAAGCCCACCACACGCTCGATCTGGCCGATGCCGACCATGCGCTGCATCTGCTGCAGGATGCTCACGAATTCCACGCGCACACCGCGCCCGTGCAGGGCGGGCGGCGGCGGCGGCAGCATCGCGCCCCGGCTCATGATCGCAAAGGCACGGTCGATCGCCACTTGCAGCTTCTCGTTGGCCACGCGCTCGATCACGGGGCCAAGCTGCGTGAGTTTTTCCTCGTTGCGGCTGGCGATCTCCTCCACGTTGCGGGGCTGCACGCCGCGCATGTTGGTGATCGCGTTGAACAGGTCGGCAAAGCTCAGCCCGTCGATCTGGCGGCGGCACTTGTCCATTTCCTCGCCGATCGCGGCCACGGCCTGGTAGGGCATCTGATAGGGGATCAGCACGCCGTCGCGGTCCAGCCTCGATGCCGTCACCGTACGCCCTGGCTCGCCGGTCAGGCGCACGCCGGGTGGCACGATCTTTTCGGGCTTGACCATCTGGTCGATGGCTTCGTTGCGGCGCTTGGCCTGCATCTGCAATTCGCGCAGCGCGGGCAGGGCTTCCATGCCGGGCGAATGGCCGTAGGTATCGCCGCCCACCACATCCCAGCGGGGCGCCCAGAACGGCTGTTCGTTATAGCCGGAAAGCTTGAGCAGCCGATCGCCGCGAGACGCGGCTTCCCAATAGACGCTGCGCCAGGCCTTTGAACCAAATCGGTGTGGGTCGTGATCGGGATCGGGCTCTATGGCGTGCATCACCTCGACCACCGCTTCGTACTGGCTGCGGTCATAGAGCGCGCGCACAGCGGGAGAGACGGCGTCACCAAACGTCTCGACCGCCTGCTTCACGCTCATCGGGCACGTGCGGTACAGCGTGTCGGGCACCAGTGCGTCCGACAGGGCAATCCAGTATTCGCCGAACGTCAGCGCGTGGCACACCGCACCCGCATGCGGGTGCTCCACCATCACGCAGGCTTCGGTGCCGAACAGGCCCATTTCGCCATACCCGGCCTTGGCCGCGCCATAGAAATTGGTCGATGCCAGAAAGGCATAGATCCGCCGTTCCACCGCCGAAAGCCAGGCGCGCACGCCTTCGGCCTCCATCAGGTCGTCATCGGCAGTCTTGAGTGTGAACCATGGCCGCGAGGCGCTGGACAAGCCCGATGTCATGCCATTGGTCAGCGTGCGGAACGCTTCGATGCCATGGGGATCGAACAGCGTGCGGTTCCACTGCCGGCGCCGCGCGCCCGAACGGTCCTTGCCGCCAGACAGGAACCGCGAGCGTGCCGGCTGGGCAAAGCGGGCGATCTGTTCGGCTTCGGCCTCGTAATCCTGGCGCACCGATTTCATCACCGCCAGGCGCGCTTCGCAATGGGTGCGGATCGATTTGGGATCAACCAAGGGTGCCTCCCGAACCAAGCGCGGTGGATGAAACGCGGGCCGCGCCGGTTAGCCCCAGCGGCGAGGTGACCATCCCGGCCAGGATCGCACGCCGCCAGCGGCTGTTGTCCATGGCACCGGTTGGTGCCCCCTGGTCCGGCAATTTCAGGCTTTGCCGCTCAGGCGCGGTGGGAATGGTGGGCGTGCTGCACATCTAGGCACCTCCGTGTGTTGAAGGTGCTTCTATGCTCGCGGGTTGCGGGGTTGAATCGCTGGACGCCGGTCAGAAAAAAGCCCCGGCCGTTTGGGGCCGGGGCTTTGTGAATACGCGGCTGGTCGCTCGTTCAGCCAAGCTCGCCATAGCGGCCGGCACCATCGTCGGTGTGCGCTTCGGGTTCCAGCCAGGCGGGCGTGGCGCGTGGACCCACTGCTTCGGCAAACGTGCAGGCCAGTGCGTCTGCCCAGTCAGGGCTGGGTAAGCCACGTCGCTTCATGTCGGGCTTCTTTTCCAGTTGCACCCGCGTATCGTCGGCAGCGAATGAATAGGTCGGCCCCATCAGGTCATCGCGCAGCCGGTCGCTGTCGGGCACTGCCCCCTGGTTCAGCCAGGCGCGCATCCGGGTCCAGATCTCCGCGCGCTTGTTAGCTGTCGGTACGCTGACCCCGGGTTCCAGTTCGGCCTCGCGCCCCTTGGCGCCAAACCACACCTCGATAACCGGCAGTTCGCCCAGCAACTGGCGCAGGCGATCGACCACCGCCGCGCCCACGTTGCCGGCATCGACAAAGATCGCATCGGGCCGGTGTCGCTGCGCCTCCAGCGCGATATCGCCCGCCAATTGCATCGCATCCACGCCGCGCCAGCTTTTCCACGGCCGGCTGCGCGCATCACGGCCGCAGCGAATGGCCAGCACGCTCTCGTCATCGCCAAACCGCGCGCAGTCCACACCAAAGATAACCGGATCGGTTGGAAGGCCCTGTGGTACCGCGCGCCGCCGCGCGCTCTCGGCCAGGTCCTGCGGAACGAACTGCATCGTACTGCTTGATGGAAACTGGCCGCGCACCCGCACGCGCACGATATCGCTGTCGGGGCCATAAGCGGCCACCAGTTCATTGAGGTAGTCGGTGTTCACCCCTTCCACCTCGCGCGCGTCGATCTGCGTCGTGCTCCACAAGTTTCTGTACTTGCCAAAACATTCGCGAAACGCACCGGTGTTCTGCGTCGGATTGCCGAAAGCCAGCCAGATCAGCTCGGTATCGGCATCAGTCAGTGCGCCCAGCGCCACTTCCCATACCTTGTCGGCGATGCCCGATGCCTCGTCGAATATCAGCACGATCCGCCGGCCCATGTTATGCAGGCCCGCAAAGGCTTCGGTATTGTGCTCGCTCCACGTCACCAGATCGGCGCGCCACGATGCGCCGCGGCCCGGCACCGTCGATGCCAGCGCGCGCCGCGTCTGGGCAAACCAGTCTGTGGTCAGTGCCAGTTGTGCCCATTTGGCGATTTCCGGGCCGGTCTTGGTGTCGAGCTGGCTTTCGGTGTTTGCCGTCACCAGCACGCGCGCGTCAGGGCAGGTATCCAGCGCCCATTTCACGATCATGCCCACCAGGGCCGATTTGCCGATGCCATGGCCCGATGCCCGCGCCAGGCGCAGTGGCTTGTGCCGCGTTGCCGGGTCAGCGAGATGCGCACCGATCTCCTGCAACACATCGCGCTGCCACTGGCGTGGTCCAGCCATCCCCACAAGCGGCCCCTGGCCCCACGGATAGGCAAACAGTGCATGGCCCAGCGGATCATGCGTGAACGCCCCGATCGCCTCAGCCAGATCCGCAGATTTCTTCGCCATCACCGCCCTTTCAGAACCCGCGCTCGCGCGGCGGCCAGTCGCTCGCTCCAGTCCTGGCCTTCGCCAGCCCCCGCGCTTTCGCCGTATTTCCCCGGTGCCCATTTCGAGAGCAGTTTCAATCGCGTCTCCACCCGCAGACGGGCACGGGCCACGTTGTCCGGGTTCTTGGCAATGGCTACGGTGCCATCTGCCTTTTCCTTTCCGATCGTGTCGCCTGTATCGTCATCGGCAATTTCCAGCGTTTCTTCGGCAATCGCCTCGAACCCGGCCTCGCGCGCCAGCGCAAAACGTCGGGCAAAGTCGCGATCTTCCATGCGCCATCGCTGCACGGTTGCCGGCGAAAGCTGGTGGCGCCGGCACAGCTTGCGCAAGGTG